GCTTGTATTTTCAGCCTGAATATTTTGAACAATAGCCCGAGAGCTTTCGTCTAGTGTTAAAACCGTGGTCATAACATCGGTGGTTAAATCAAAAGGTTGATTTCTATATTGTATTGCCATTAAGCTCCTTGTCCTCGCGAACGTTTACGCCTGGGAATTCTTCTGCTATATCTTTTAGCATGTCGTCCAGGTCTTTTTCGACGGCGATGTCTGATATGTTTATATCCATACTGTAATGTTTGTTTCTTAGCCATAGTTCATATTAAACCATTGAAAAGCTTGTGTATCGTTTTCAATCGTTCGTTGATATGAAGTATTGAGTTCTGTTTTAAGTTGTTCGAGTTTAAAATTCATCATCCGCTGATTAGAAGGTTCGTATTTCTCAGTAGGCTCTTGAAAGGTTACAGTTACTTTAGCCATTATCTTCTTCCATCTGGTTGAATATCAGCTCTGAAAGTTCCAAAGCGCCAGGTTTCATTAACTGCATCGTTTTCTACTTTTAAATTAATAAGTCGTGCTCGAGCTCTGACATCCACTTTAGTTGTGGCAGAAGTAATTGAGATAGGACTTAATCCTGAAGCTACTTCACTACTCGCTGGATAATCTTTTAAATTTAAAGAAAGTTTTGCCGTACCCGTTAAGACTTTAAAGTCTGGAATGAATCTTCTAATTTTCATAATATATTCTCCATCCCCGTCTACGTCTAAATCAAAATCTCCTGATTGAATGTAAGCGGCAATCGCAGTAGAAGTTCCAGCGGAGTCTACAGCATTGTTTCCTTTTTCTTGCGCATACATTTTAGTAATTCCTTCACTATTTCCATAAACCAAAGGAGTGTCCGATACATTGGTAGAAGTCAGGTATTCTGTAGCATAGGGATCGGGCTGAACATCCGCATCAATCCAGCCTGTACGGGCTAAACTTCCTGTCGTCCAAACGCCTCCAGCTATATTAGGACTTTCGACAAAATTGTAGGAAGTATAACGATCAATAACACTACTACCCGCAGTTGGATAGAACCAGGTAATTTCACTAAATAAGTTATTAACCCCCGCAGCTACAATTTGACCTGAAGTATAATTGATATCATCAAAAATATAGTCTTCAACATTACAAGATAAATTTTTAACGGTACCATCAAATAGAAAGAAGCCTCCAGCATCCCCCATCCAGAAAACTCGGCCATTAGCGAATGCTGCCGCGTTATGGCCAATGCATCCACAGTTTGTACCTACCTGCCTTACTGAAAAAGTAAAAGGAGGTCCCACGAACTGCATTACATAGGCAGCCTTATCGGTTAATATAAAAATATAATCTCTACCTTGAATAGCTGCTCTAATTTCTGAACCTGAAGAGAGTCTCATGGTTCCTGCGGTATTCGTAGAGGTTGGAACCCAATCATTTCGATCTTCTTGATCCGAGAATCTTATAAACATTTTATCTTGTGTGCTTGCTGTACCAATCGTTGTTTCGGTACCCAATAAAATAACGTGTCTGTCCTTTTCAGAAACAAGCATCGTTTCTGAAGCTGTTGGAGCACTGGTTACAATCGTGGCTCGTGTAGCAATGGCCGTCGGCACATCTACATTTTCCGGATCCCATTGAAAAGTCGCTCCTCCTCGAATGGTAGCCAAAAGTAAAGATCCAAAGTTATCTAACTGCCATTGTCCTGGCTGTAAAATAACTTGAGTAGAAGTTGAAGCATCCCCCCAGCCTCCGTTACCCCAACTGGAAGTACCCCAACCATATCCATAAGTTTGAGTTGCATTTCCAATTCGATAATAAGGCTGTACCGTCATCGAACCGAGGCCCGTGATTCCTGCGCCGGTTTCTGTGGAAGGAAGTGTAATAGTAATAGTACCCGCTGTCGGAGTAGTAATAACTTCAAATTTTTTATCTTCAAGTTCAGCTACTGTGAGACTGGTTCCTGAACCAGGCAGCGTTACACCACTCAGCATAATAACCATGCCTGGATCTAAATTATGAGCTGTTAAAAAAGTAAGAGTCGCTTCGTCGTCACTGGTAGTTGTAGTTAGAGTCACACTCGATTGATCCAACGATGAATCCAAAGGAGTAACGTCATGAAATTCGCCTTCAAACCAGATAGCTAAAATTTTATTAGTACCTACCGCAAGCCAGCGATTACCTTGTGTATCAAACCACCCAAATATTTTTCGACCCGCACCAGGTAAGGTATCAACTTGAGTTTCTTCCCAACCTCCAATTTTTTCAGGCATGCCATAACGAAAGCGAGCATAATCGCCCCCTATCCAACCAGCTTCTACACCGGAAGGTGTTAACTGTTTGTTAAAACCTGGTTTAAAATTCACTTTTCTAAGCATAATATGATTTTAATCTATTAAAGACCTTGTGTATAGATTGAAGAAATTATTTAGGAATCCCTAATATAGGGCGTTTATCAAAGAGATTTGTCTTAGCAAAAGGACCGTTGGCATGATTATAATGTAGAAAGACTTGAGAACAAATGTTGCCTTGAAAAGGTTCACGCCAATGCTCTAGTTCGCAGCCGGAATAAATAAGCATATCTCCAACTTTAAGATCTATACGGACTCCTGTCGGAGCTCCTGGTTTAACCGTGTCTACGTGAGCAGGGAGTTTTCTATATTCATCAACCAAAAAATCAGCTCCTGATGGATCAAGAAAAATAGGCCAAGGATCTCCTCCTAGATGCACAGTGGTAGAAATCTCACAGCTCTTTCGATCTTTATGTCTTCTTAAAATATTTCCTTTTTCATAGACTCGCGTGTAAGAATATGTTGGAACCAAATCCATTCCTGTTTTGGCTTTCATGATGGGTCGCATATACTGAAGCAATGTTTCCATCACCCAATCTGCATATTTAGAATAGACTCCCGGTACTTGTTCATCTGCTCGGTTTCCTATGAAAGGATTAGCTGGGTTCACTTTATTATGCTTTATCATAAAATCTACAGCGTCTCGCTGCAGCATCATATAATTGAAAATGAAATTGGCCAGCTCCTTGGAAAGGGCTCCTCGAATCACTTGGTATTTTTTCTTTTTAAACATAGTGTTGTTTTACCTTTTGGAACCAAGGAGGTGTGACTTGATCAATGTCTCCATTCCCGTCTCGTCTAATGTGCAGTTGCTTGGGTAAATGAAATAAAGCTCTGATCTCATCATCCGTTTTAAGAACTCGTCCTTCCAGAGGAAATTGATCCGCTTTATAATTTGTAATAACAGCGGGAATAATTTTAATATTTAATTCTTTAGCGACTACCATTCGATTATTACCTACAATAACTTTTATTTTATTTCCATAACGCTTATTATACCAGCAATAAACAGGATCTTTAAATCCGTATTTAGACATTGAAGCTGTCAAAGTTCTATGAAAGACCTCTTCTTCTCCATTAATAAATTCAGGGCGAGTCAAATGAGAAATCTTTTCTCGGGGTAGTTCTGCATAAATAGTTTGAATCATTCCTTCACCTGGATAAAATTAAAAGAAACCGATACACGCCATCCTTTTTCTCCTTTTTCTTTGGATTCATTTAGTTGGACACTATGCGGTAACCATCCTGGAAACATAAGCATTTGTCCTTCGATCGCTGGATAACCCACGACACGCCATAATGCTCTAGGTAATCCATTCAGTCGTCGAGGTTGCATAATATTGGGACCTGGACGAGGATCTTCGACAAATAAACTACCACAATTCTTAGGAACTTTGACATAGTAAACACCAGACCATTGAGAGTTAGGATGGATGTGCTGCTTGTTGTAGGACCCTGGATAATTAATGTTCGCCCACATATTACCGAGTCCTGGTTTAGGTTGCATGCCATAGTCTTTATAAATTTCCTCTTGCATAGTAAAAAGTTCCTCGGTCAAGGGTTTATATTCCTTTTTAAAATTCATATTATCAGGACTGTGCCATCCGCCGCCAGCATTGGTCTTATCTTCACCTTTATCTTTTTTACTCCACGCTTTAATGAGGGGGTATAAATATTTATTTAATTTTTGAGGATCCTTAACCATTTTAAAATAGACAGGAGTTGGGAACAGAATTTCTCGGTTCATTTAAAAGGAGGTCCCCCGAACCACATCACCAAAGAGCGTCGGATGCCTCTTTTCACTTTAGCGACACGGT